GCTTTAAGAACTTATAAGTACAAAATTCAAAAAATAAAGCAGGTTCAAAAGTTAAGGGAAAGACAATAATTTGTCAAACCATCAGTAAAAAGGCGCGCTGATCTTCGCAAAGCGATATATGTGCAAAAAATTAAAAATGGTCTCGATTAATCAAGACCATTTTTTAATTCTATTAATCTGAAGTAATTTAATCTGGAAATTTCTTTTGTATTTACCTCTTGTTTAACTCTATTGAGTTTTTCGTTCATTTCTTTATCATTCGATTCTACTAGAAGACTCTCAATTTTATTATTGATACCTTCTTTTAGTTCGGTTGTTTTAACAACAAGCTCGTCATTTGATAATGACATAATATTTTTAAAATCTTTCTTTTGATCTTCGTTTAAAGTGTTAGAATATAAAACATTAAAGTTGTTTGCTAACACCCCATAAAGAAGACTTTCATTAACAGTAAAAGGTTCATTATCTTTTATTGTTGTATTTTTTTTCTTTGTTAAATGTTCAACCAATTTTTTTCTTGCAATCACTTTATTTTCAATATTTGATAAAGTGTCTTTTGAAAATAACTGATCCAAAGATTCGTATAATTCATTACTGTCTGAAGACACATCACCTAATTTCTTATCTAATTTTTTACAAAAATCAGCTATTTCATTAATTGTAGATTGGCTACTTATCATGTTTTCCAATCCTTCAATATAAAGTTTTGCTGTTTCTTTATCTTCAATATATTTGTTTTCGATCTCCTCATAAAACAAGTACATCTCCTTGAACTTCTTGTTCTCAAGAATAGTTTTAATAATATCTTTTATTTCGGATTTATTCTTGCTGCCGTATGATTCGGTCAACTTCTTTAACAATTTAGTTTTAATGATACCAACTTTGCTCATTTTTATTGGTTTAATATGTCTTTTAATTTATTTTCTATTTCATAAATATTCTTCTTAGCTTTATCTAGATCAAATAAATCAGAAATATCATCACTCTCTCCAAGAATATTATTCATTTTTATTTTTCTACTTTCGCTAAGCGGCTCTGCTGGCGCCGAATCACCGCCGCCTGATGGTGGCGCTGATGGCATATCCATTCCTGATTCTCCGCCCTCAGCTGCAGCAGCGTCTACTTTAGCTCTTTCTTCTTCTGGTATACCATACTTAGAATCTACCTCATCAAATACACCGGATCTTGGAATAATCTTAGCTGTGTTTGTTAATTCAGCACCCATTGCTCTCTCAAGTCTTTGTTGTTGAAGATCAAGTATAACCTCATTATCACTCATACCCAAAATATTTTTCTTAGCCCAAGTATGTGAAACAGGAAGAATACCAACTTGTGATTGATCCGAAGTAGCATCTTTGTAAAGTGTCACCTTTTCTTTCCATTGTTCAATCTTTAATAGATCTGCTTGCGAAGATGGATTAGTTAAACCTAATGTAAAGTTTTCTAGTTCGTCTTCTAAACCTAAAAGATATAAGTGAATTAATGCTATTTTATTTAATTCTTGTACCAAAGATTTTTGAACCCTATTAATTGTTCTTGCAAAACGAATATCCATTAATGCAAGATTTTTACCATCACCAACAACCTCTTCAAAACCTAAAAACGCTTTAGGTATTCTCAATGCTGCCAATAGTTTCTTTTGAATGTATTCAATATCCGCAATCTCACCCAAATTTTGTGCTCCCGCCAAAGTTTCAATTGGACTAGGTGCTGCTGGGTCACGAACCGGTATAAAATAATCTTGATCAATAGCCATTTGATTATATCTCATATCAACCTGGCCGTTTCTTTGATCAACAACGGTATCTCTTTTGAATTTACTAGCAACACGCTGTACGTATGCTTCAATGTCTTTATCATCCATGTTACCAACAAACACCTTAAACACTCTTCTTTCAGGGGCTCTAGATGTTCTATAAATCAACATGGCATCTTCAGCTAAAAGTAATTGTTTCCATATTCTTCTAACTTTATCCAACATTGATGTACCATAAGGAAGTTTTCTATCATCGCCTAACAATCTAAAATGCGCTACTTCCCATGATTGAAATTCCATGTCTTTATTTTTCCATGTAAAACGCAATTCACGGATTGGCATTCTAATCTCTCCTTGATTAGGTGTCCTTGTTTGTGCTCCCTCCCATCTTTCAATTTCAATATTTGGTAATTGTTGACAACCAACAACCCCCTTTTCAGGATCGCTTTTTAAATAAACAAAATTATCACCATACTTACATAGATTTCTCGCCCACATTTGTAAATTGGTGTTTATATCTAATCTATTTTCAAATAAATCTGTTAAAATATTTTTTACTCGAGTAGATTCCGAATAAACACTTAAAATGGTACCCTTTTCTGATATTGTTGTAGACTCTTCAGAATATATATCCAAAGCAGCCGATATCTCCGGGGTAAATTCCATGGATTCAAAATCATAATACGCCGCCAATCTATTCGGTTCATAATAAACCGATTGATTATATAATGAATTATCTAATTTAGTCCACTTATCAAAAAGAAACTGTGATTGCTGCGCCTGCAGCTTTGCTTTCTCAAATTCAACTGGATCATCCGTTTTTAATAACTCTTCTCTTGAAAAATTAAAGGAAGGTGGATTTTGATCCCCTTTGTTTTGAAACCCAAATACTTTGGTTAACCTCTGATAAATGGTCAAGTCTTGATTCGCCATACTATATAAATACTATTCTATTTAATCTAATCAAAATTTAAGGATTAATCAACCCTTTTTTTGCCACCGAATAACCACGAATATTGATTATATTGTTCTTTTGCTGGTATATTGGACGTGGAAGACTTAGCATATGGTGAACTATCTATTTGCATCATCCCAACTTGGTCAAAAGAAGTGCCATAAGAATATACATTACTCTGAGGGGCCTCATACGTTCTTTCTGACATTACCCATGATTCAAGCATAGCTTTGTTTTGCTGTTCGTTTCTCTTGAGTTGTGTAAATGATATATCCCCAGCATACATTGCAATAGCTATACTCATAATTGCATCATCATGAGCTCCTTTCATGTGATTTGGTTTACCATTAATGTAAACAAATGTGTTAAGCTCATTTAATAATCTGTGTGATCTAATTATAAAATCGTGTCTTATTTGCTCTTCAAAACAAGCAACTATTTGAGTTCTTTTATTATTAAAATTTATACCAGGTATTTTTTCCATTGCTTTATGGTTGTATTCCCACATATTTTTTGTGTTAATACCGTCAATAAACAAATCTCTATAATTCATTTCCTGTAGCTTTCTTGATGTTGCTACCCCCATTCCTCCTGTTATATCTATAACAATAAAAGCATTATAAAGAATACCCCATTTGTAGGCAACTGAGGCTAAATCATCTGGCGGCATTTTGCCTACATATTCTAAAACCTGTTCTCTTGAATCAAAGTCAATAATGTTAATTGCTGAGAAATCGTCACTATCACCCCTACTAACATCCACACCCATAATGTATCTGTGGCCTTCTTCTGGATCTTTCCACTGCCACAATGTTCCTTGCATATATTTTTCTTTCGGAGGTTTAACCATTGTTTTAGCTATTCGCTCCATTGCTTCGGAAGGAATAACACTATCTCCCGAACCTAAGAAGTCACATTCAAGTTCTTGTGCAATTTTTCTTTTATCATATTTAAAATCATGTGATAGTGATATTAATGATGGTTCATCTATATCAATAGAATTATCAATAGAACTATCTTGATTCTTAACATAGATACATATCACATTACTTTCAGATAAATTATAACACAACTTTTCTTTATTTCTAACAAATTCAATATTCTCACAAGAACGACTATCAATACAAAAATCTTTATCTAAAGTCGTCCAATCATATAAAACTGGTTTACATGGATTCAATATTTCTTTAACTTTATTATTCTTATAATCATTATAAGAAATTGTATTATTAATACTATCAATTATATATTTATTATTATTGGGACATGTTATACCAGCTATTGCATGTCCTTCTACTGCTAAGTTATTAAGATTACGAAATAAACAAGAGTCCAAATTATAAGTATATTGATTTATTTTTATTGTATTTTCAGTTCTTTTAATTTGATGATATACTTTTGAAAAATTTCTTATTCCTTTATTTAAAGCTATTTTAGGGGATGAATATGCAACTTCATTCATTTGTTCAAAAGTAAATTCATAAGGTTTATCATAAGAAATTATTAATAAATCAATATTATCTAAATCTGTTTTTATATTACTTATTCTATTATCTTTATCTATCAATAAAATCTCTTTTCCTTCTTCTCTATTAAAATATATATCTAAATATCTAATATTATAATTATTCAATATATTAGATATATATAATAGTGAACTAATGCCAAAATTATAAGTTCGTTTAATATGATTATATAATGGAATATCATATTTTTGTAAATATGAAATTAATAAATATTCAACTTTTAAAGAAAGATTATTAAAATCTTCATATACTCTAACCATTTTTTCAGTATTATTTGAATTTCTTAACATATATAAAAGGAAATTGAAGAATTTATCATCAGTTGTCTTTCTTTTCCACTTAAATTCCTTTTTAAGAATTGATCTGAACCCATCTGAATATAACATAACATTAATTATTGAATTAAACCAACAAGTGCCTGAAAATTGAGGAATTGTTCTTAAATGATTACAATAATTATTTTCTTTTTCTTTTTCCATTTATAGTTCTTCTATTTCTATAAATAATAAAAATAATAATAATAATTCTATTTTTTTATTTCAAATCCTGAATTACTTATAATTGATACATCTATATTCCAATTTATTTTATTTCTATCCTCCCAAATTGCATACGCCTCTTTAATATGATTTTTTAATTCCTCTTCTGAAAACCTTCTAACCTTCATTAAATGTTCATTTATTTTTTTTATATCTTTAAATACTCTCGAATGACCATAATGTGTTGTTTGATGACATAGACGACATAATGCTATTATTCTTATTAATTTTTGTGTTTTATTTTCATAATTAAATATCCATCTTTCATGTGCCTCTAAATATTTCCCTCTTTTACATCCACAACATTCACATCGATTTCCTGTGCGTTCATATATATGATGTCTTATTAAATTCCAATCACTTTCTTTAAATAAACTTCTTACATTTTTAAAATAGCTGGTTTTTGGTATCATATCAATATATAATTCATTTCCACCAAAATTTCTATCTTCACCTATAATTTCTATTTCTTTATTTGCCTCAAATAATTTACATAATTCATTATTTTCATCTTCACAA